CATAGCCTTTAGCTAATTGAACCTTCATGCGCTTGCTTGCTGGTTCAACTTCTACGCTGAGAAGCTTTGCTTTATCAATAGATGGTTGTGCTTCGGCCTGAGCCAAAAGTTTAACTAATGCCATTTTTTATCTCCTTAATTATTAATTTATTTCATAACTAAAATGAAGTCTTATAGTTCGATTTGCTGTAGCTTGATCCGCTCCAGTTGCATTTGCAGTTGTAGTAGCTCCAGTGAACTGATACAGTGCTGCCGTTGTTGCACTAGGTATAATAGAAGCAAGAACATGAGTATTTGCAGATCCTGGTAGAGTGCCATCCTTTAAGTGACCTGCTGGAAAAGCATCTCCCAAAACTGAATTTGATCCAGCAGCGATAGGCAAAGCCACATTTATTTGTCCAGTTCCAGCTCCTTCATTACCACCATCTCCAGCTAGAAGAATGTCCACAAATACTATTTTTCCTACTATTAAATATCGGCCAGCATTTGTACTATATTGTGGAACTACATTTCCTGCACCACCCACTAAGGTAACAGTTGGTGTAAAATTTTGCCAAGAGAATGAACTTGTCGATTGTCCAGTAGCACCAGCTTTATTATCTGTGTCATTGAAATTTATACCTGACATTGAATCTCCTTAGAAGCTAAACCAGTTTCCATTACGGAAGTATACTCTAAGAACTCCATAGTTAGCTGTAATAGCTACTGAAGCTGCTCCGTCAATAGTAGAAGAACCTTCGGTATCAACTGTAATGTTATTTGTTGCAGCCGCCCCCGATTCATCCTTAATAATAACTACTCTACCATCTACTTCATCATCTTGATCTAGTGTAATTGTTCTAGCCGCAGAAGTATCTGTTACTCCTATAAGAGTTTCACCCGTACTGCTTGCGCTAACTGCTACTCCTTTAGAACCAGCATTAATACCACCATTTTTAGCAAGCCCAAACTTCTCTGTTCCACCATTCCTAAAAGAGAATAGTTTAGCAGTAGTTGTAGTAAGAGAGTTAACTGTATCAAAGATATATCCAATTGCTGTACTTCCATCGTCTTCTAACGATTTCATATTAAACGGGTTATTTACTTGACCGGCATAGATTGTACCATCGTACTCAACATAAAGTCGTTCACTTCCACCATTATGTAATGATAGGAGTCTATCACCAGCAGTAGAAAGAGCATTTACAGCATTAATTTTAAAACCAGGAGAACCTGCTCCTGCACTACCATTTGCTTGCTGTGTCTCTATAATACCTACGTTGTTAGCAAATGATTGTTTAACGTCGAATTCAACTTTATTTGGTGACTTTAAGAAGTGTAACCAGAAGATAGAAGCATCAGAAATATAAGCTCCAGAACTTCCACACTTTAAATCTAATCCTACGTTACTAGTTCCATCCCCTAATTGAATTAGAGAAGAGTTAACTACCAATCCAGCATTTGCATCTGGGGTATAACTTGGAGTACCTCCTAACCATGTGTAACCATTAAACTTAACTCTGACTTTTTCAGTTCCGTTATTTCTAAAAGAAGCTAGTCGTGAGCTTGCATTAGATAAGGTAGCAGAATCGAATATATATCCAACTCCTGTTGCGTTATCTTGTTCTCTTGTTAAGAATTTAAATGGGTTATTTGTACCACCACCATTTGCTAAATCTTGTCCACGAACCGTACCATCAAAGTCCACATCTAATACTGTTTTAGCGCCACTATTATGTAAAAGTTGTAAAGCTTTATTTCCAGAAGTAGTATGATTATTTTCTTCATAAATTTGGAAAGCAGCATTAAAAATGGTTGGAGACATTAATGTTCTGATTCTCGGAAACTGTCTATCTCCCAAAATACTATCTGGAATACCTTGAATTCTTAGTGATACTCTATCATTAAAATTAAGTACATGCTCCAATGGAGAAGCCACATGGGTATCAATAAGAACCATTGTAGCACTACCACGAGTAATAGTCCCAGTAGTAGACATATTAATATCGCCACGAACATCTAATCCAATTGAACTACTTCCTGTAGCGTTTACATTAAGCTTACCGCCGAAAGAACTATTCCCTGTTCCTAAGTGAGAAAATAGTGTAGGTCGAATATCGGCAAAAGTAGTACCGAGATTTTTCCAGGTCATCCAATTGCCACCACCACTAAAATCTTGTGTAGAATCTAGTATGAAAGCTTCATTGTTGGCGACTGTTTCACCTGATATAAATTTAACTCTACTTGACATCGGTTACTCCTTATTTAATCCTAATATATTATTGGTTCCAAGGTCAGTAATGCCCTCGCCATTAGCATTATTTCCAACAACTAAATTGTCGCTTGCAGTAGCAGTGATATGGATACCAGTTCCACCAATACCACTTACTAAGTTTCCCTGAACGATATTGTTATCTTGAAGAATTTGTATCCCATGACCTGTAGTAGTTTCTATCGTATTCCCTATAACAGTAGATTTACTTCCGTCCACATAAATACCTATACCACCACAAGTACGAAAAATATTACCTATAATCGCAAATCTATTTCGATTGGTTTGGATAGAAATTCCTTCTCCTGTTCCAATTCTTTCAAAAGTATTGCCTACTATAGTATAATCTGATCCACCTTGAGTTCTAAATCCTGTTGCACAGTTATAGACATGATTTCCTTTTACAACGGCTTTCTTTTGAGCCTGTAACTCTAAACCAACTCCAGCAGTAATTCCTTCTACTTTATTGTTTAAAAACGTATTGTCGTTGTTATATTCACCATCATTGCCTAAAGTAGATCCAATTTCTATACCATATGTACCAGCTACTGCTACATGATTTCCTTCTAAAAGTAATCTTCTACTTACAGCCCCACTACCGTATCTATTTGAAATACCGGCTGTTACAGCAGTATTTAATACTGTATTATTTCTTATTACACAATCTACTGAACCATTTACTTTAATCCCGTATTCTCCACTAGCAGAATCTGAATTTGCTTTATCTACATAACAATTTTCTAATATAGAATCTAAGCTAGAATCAATAGCTATACCCGTTCTAGGCACACTTCTTACTCGGCAATCTTTTAATAAGCCTTTAATGTGACTTTGAAATCCTATTGCACCATCAGAAACTGTAGTAATTTCTTCCATAGTAACTCCTTCAATAGAACACTGAAGTCCACTATTAAATGAGATAAGGGCTTGAAAAACCCCAGAACTATGAGTTACCTTGAAATTTTTTAAATGATTATTCTTATTACCTCTACCTGCCGCAGATGTTACACCTGTCATTGTTCTAAGAACTGGGGTCCTTAATTGAACTTCCCCTGTTCCTCCAATTCCATTAACAGCAACTTCATGCCATTCTGAATCAAAATTTCCATCAGTATCTAGACCACTTATCCTTACTCGATCTCCAACTAGATAAGCAGAAGCATTACCTGGAGTTGTAGTAAATATAGAAGTATCTCCTTTAGTAACGTTGTTTATTGCTTGTGAAGTAGCATACCCTGTATAATTTATTGCTATGCCACAACCTCCGGTAAATCCTGCTCCTGATTGTACATCTAAAATTGTTGAATCCCCAGCACCTTCAATAGTGATATTATTAAATACTGGAATATAAAATGTTCCAATAGCTACTGTAACAACTGAATATGTACCAGGAAGTAGTTGAACTTTTCCACCACCAAGGGCGTTAAGTGTTGTAATTGCAGCATTAATTCCTGCTGAACCAGCAGCAGGAGCAACTGTTATTACTGACTGAGTATTTACGTTTCCGTCTTTATCAACTGAGAACTTTTCCGTTCCAGCATTCTTTACGGAAAGAAGTTTTGCTCCCGCTGTTACTAGTGATTCTTTAGTATCAAACTCATGTCCAATAGCTGTTGCGCCATCGGCAGCACCTGATCTATGTTTAATCTTAACACCAGCCATGATTACTCCTTATTTCCTATGAAGTCGTTACCAGTGCCAGTTCCTACAGTGATACCATCTCCAAGACAGTTATTGCCCATAAAGATTGTATCCACGGTAGAGTTATCCACAAACAAACCTGCGCCGGTACTATTGAATGTTGAGTTGTTTGACACAACACTTTGATCTCCAACAATGTGTAGACCATTTCCGCCTGCATTTCTTACAACGTTTCCTATACACGTAGTTCCTTTTCGAGCCGCGTAAATACCATGACTTCCTGTGTCTGTAACAACATTGCCTATAACTGAACATCCTACAGCGTCGATTGACAGAGCTTCTAATCCATTTCCAGTTCTAGTTTTTTGTACTGTATTACCTGAAACTACTGTTGGTTTAGCGTTAAATCCCACTTGAATAGCAAAGTAACAGTTTTTAATAATATTATTTGCTACTATATTATTATCAAATCCGTTTGTTTGTATAATAATTCCAGCTCCAAACCCTGAGTTAAATACTGGAGTATGTCCACAATCTTCAACATAATTTCCTACTATTTGACAGTTTATTCCACTAATTCCTTGTCTATAAATATTAAAGACTTTATTATTACTAATAATTGTTCGTCTAGGTTGAGTTCCTCTAGTTATAATTCCTCCGCCTTCTATACAATGTCTTACAATATTATCTCGAATAGAACAATCTCTGCAATCAAAGTCCATAACCAAAGCATATGTAAAGGCAGTGCCTAATCTATTTACATTTTCAACAACACAATTTTCAATAACGCTTTCGTGCTGTCCTTGCATAAAAATTCCCCTAAAATCACAGTCTCTCATTCTACAATTTCTAATTACGTTCTTAGAAGAGTGAGGTCCACTATTAGCACCACTTATACCTATTTGTCCTGTTCCTGTACTATTTCCGCCTACTACAGTAACATTTTCAATTAAACTATAGTGACCGTTAAGTGTCATTGCACCAAAATTGGTACTATTAGCAAAAGTAAATTTTAAATCTCTAATCTTATTATTTAGCCCATTTCTAGTTCTTGAAAGAGTTATGGAAGTCAAAGTACGTTGAACTTTAGTCTTTAATTGAATTTCACCTGTTCCTGCATTTCCATTAACAGCTACTTCATGTATTTCAGATTCTTCAAAACCATCAGGATCTCCAACTGTAGTATAGATAGTTAATATATCACCAGCTAAATAGTTTCCTGCATTAGCCGCTGTAGTGGTAAATACAGAAGAAGCTTCAGCAACTACGTTATTACCTGCGTGTGGTCCTGAATTTAATATGTTAACTATTAACGTAGAATTAAGTCCAAACCCACTATGTTCAAGAATAGTAGAATCGCCCATTCCCCGAAGTTCTACATTATTCCATGTATTATTAGTTATGTTAGCTGTTATAGAGTATGTGCCTTCAAGAAGCTGAACTAGACCTCCACCAGCAGCAGAAGCTGCATCCATAGCAGCCTGAATACCTGCTGATCCTTCTTCAGGTCGAACTACCCATGTACTATTAGCACCAGCTGATAAAAAGTTACCGTCTTTATCAAAAGCAATCTTTTCTACTCCAAAGTTTTTAACAGAGAGTAGTTTCGCTCCAGCAGTTGTAAAATTATTAGCTGTATCTAACTCATGGGCTATGGCTGATGCGCCATTTGCTTCGTTTGATTTATTCCGTATTTTAGCCATGTTATACCACCGTACCTAAGTTGCCAATAAATGTATTAGAGCCAGTACCCTCTCGTATCGTACCACCAGTACAATTGTTTCCCATAAGAAGGTTATCTGCGGCAGAGTTGTGAACTTCAATTTCATCTCCTGTATTATTACGGGAAGTGTTGTTTGAAATCACACAGTTTGTAGCATTGCTTGCTACGAAGATACCATCAGTACCATTTCCTTCTACAACGTTTCCAGTTGCTGAGTTGCCATTATCTCCTACATATAATCCGATAGTAGCACCACCTTTTATGATGTTTCCTGAATATACGCAGAAGCTACCATTTCCTGATAGAGCTTCTTGAGCAGTAGCATATAGTAACATATTGTCAGAAACTATGACTCTTGATGAACCGGAGAATACAGATAAGTTCCTGCCCCCACCTTTTACGTAGTTTCCACTCACAACAGAGTCACTACCATTTATTTCAATACTGGAAGCTGATCCACCATTCTTTGCACAATTTTCTATATAGTTGTTAGATATAACCACTTCTCCCGCAGCACATTGAATTGCAGCTTCAGAAGTATCATATATCTTATTGTCAGAAATTAGTGTTCTTCGTCTTGGGTTAGGTGCCCCACCAGAAACAACAGTAATACCGTAAGCTGAAGTATTGCGTATCATATTTTCGCTGATAACACACTCAACCGCCTCCAGATAAAGTTGAATAGCCCCTTCTGATGCACCAGAATCAATATCGACAATCTGATTCTTTAAAAGTTCTAGATTGAATACGGTTGCTCCTCTAATACCAAAACTTTGAGCTTTTTCAATTTCACACCCTTCAACAGAGCTTCTAGCACAATCTCCAAGATCAATTGACGTATCAAATTGTCCTTCTACTCTTACGTTGACAATCTTACAATCTACACCACCACGAAGAATTATACCGGCTGCCGCTACTGCACTAGGCACTGTAACAGTCAAGTCTTGAATCTCGATATTTCTCATTTGTCTGCGTGCTCTAATATTAACCGAAGACATTGTACGCTGAATTGGGTATTTAAGTGTAATAACGCCTGTTCCAGGGTTTCCGTTAGCAGTAGCTAAATTGTACTCAATATCAGCATTTGATTGTACATCAGTACCCTCGATAACTACCAAATCTCCTAAAAGAACGTTTCCTGCATCTGCTGCAGCTGTAGTAGTTATTGAAGTGTTACCTGATGTTATTGCGTTACACGCATAAGGACCACCAGAAGCTGCCGCTGTAATGTCTAGAACTTCATTTCCATGTATTCCATCGTGAGCTAAGATAGTTCCTTTACCAACACCGCGTAAAATAACGTTGTTAATTGCAGGAGTTACTACACCGGCATTAATGATATATGTTCCCTTTTTAAGTTGAACAATACCGCCGCCTGCTGCACTTACAGTAATCATAGCAGCTTGAATACCTGCATCACCTGCACTAGGATCAACTGTCGTAACAAATAATCCGCTGAAGTTACCGTCCTTGTCGATAGAGAATTTCTCAACTCCAAATCGTTTTAAGCTTAGTAACTTAGAGCCTGTTAATGTTAAATCATTATCTGTATCTAGTTCATAAGCAACTGGTGCAATATCTGTACCACCACTGAAGGTTGCTCCAGATAAAGTAAAGTTATCAGTCGGTGCATCAGATTCACTAATTAGGAATCCGTTACCTGCTGTTCCTGGTGCAGTTACTGTAATTGTAACTACGTTAAGAAGTGATTCTGCCTCTACTTGAGCTGCTAAAGCTGGATATACGCCGTTAATAGCACTTGCTATATTGAACGCCGTTGCATCTGCATCTATACCGGCTACGAAATCAACGCCCTCTGTGAACGTATAAGCAACAGGTCCAAGGTCAGTAATTGTGAATGAATCACCAGCATCAAGAGTATTATTGATAACTGTGAGTGTCGCAAAAGCTGATGCTCCATCATTTATTGCTGTTTTACTACTAAATTTAAATGGACTAGAGCCACCAATAAGTGTCCCAAATACTTCTAGGTCACCATTACCATAAACATTAAGAAGTTGATCTGCTCCAGTATTATTTAGAACTCGGAATACGTGTTCCCCATCTGGAACATCCATTTGAGGATTAATAAGTACAGTTGCCCTAGTAGGCAATGACTCCATTCTAATCTGAACTTGAAGTGCAGTCTCAATAAGTCCTGCACCAAATGTAGAGTCATCTACATCAAATCTCATTCCCTGAGTGACTTGACCACCATTACCAATGTTGAATATACCACCACCAGAACTTGCATCAGAACTATTTATCCTAAGTAAGCCAGCGACATCTAGGTCTCCAGGCTCAGTTAAGGACATTACTGTTATTCCAGTACCATCTTTCCAGTTGAATTGATTAGATCCATTGTTGTCATAATCGACTTGGAAATTCAAATCTCCAGGGCTTCTTAATAGTTGAGAAACCGATAAAGTTAAGTCTTGTGCGATATCAGCATCACCATCAACATCTAATGTGTGTGTTGGGGCACCAGCTGAACCTACCCTTATTCTGGCACTTGCACTTGGAAGACTCATTTCTCCAGACTCATTTACCGCCATTAAAACAGTAGCGAGGAATGGATTTGGATCATCATGTGCAATTACAAACCGTTCTAATGAACTATCATTATCAGTATCAATCAATGCATATAGCGAAGTTGTAGAAGTTAGAGAGTTATTGTTCATAAAGATGTTACCATCTTTGTCAATATAAAACTTCTCTACTCCTGCATTTCGTACTGATACTAGTCTTGATCCTGGGATCGTCAACATAGTTAAAGTATCTAATATATGTGCTACAGGACTTCCTGAATCATCTTCTTGTGACTCATAAGTCATTGAAGAAGCAGCTAAATTCTTATATTTACCATTAACAGTGAAGTCACCAGTAACAGCTCTTGTGCCATCAACTAATAAATATTGAAGATGGTCATCATCTCCTAAACCCATTAAGAGTCCGTGGTCGGTAACACCTACGTCTACAAAGGACGTACCGTTATCAACTTTGACTCGTAAATCAGTTGTATTAAAGATTAATCGACCAGAGTTACCTGGAGCAGGAGCGACAGCTAGGTTCTCTAACCTCATAAGTAGAAGTTGGAAGTTACCTACTGACCAGTTGCCTGCTAAAGCTCTTGTACCATTTGCAAGTAAATATTGTGTATGGTCATCATCTAATAGTCCAGTTAGCGCACCGTGATCTGTGGCACCACCGCCACCGATATCAATGTTATTACCAACTTGGGTTATTGAGATTGATCCACTATCTGAAAAAGTTACATCACCTTGTAGTTGAGGATCTCCTGAGTTCGATACAGAAGTAACAACGTCATTGATAATTTGGGTTTCGAGAGTAGTTACTCTTCCGTCGAGGTTATTGACAGAAAATTCTAGCTCGTCCCATACCTGTTCAATCTCGTTGAACCAAGGGTCCAAAAACTGTGGTGGTCTAGTTATAACGAGTAAAGGCATTTTATGTTACCCCTCCTCTAAAGTCAAGTTCAATATCGTCGTCATCTACTTGAGGAATTTCACTATTTCTCAAGTTAACGATGTCATCGACGAATCCAGAAATTCTAAATTCAAAGTGATCCACGGTTGTCCCATCCGATGAAATACCTAAATCAGTTACATTGTCGCCAGGATTTGGGATTACGGGCGTTGGGACACTATGTCCACTTCCGATACCACCAGACATTCCTGCGATAGTTACGCCAGGTTCTGCGATTGTATCTACGATACCTTGATTCCCATCTGACCCAGTGTTATCATTTTGTAGAAATACTACTTCATCTGGTCCAGAAAGTCCTGTACCATCTGTTGCAGTGATTCCTAACGATGGGGCACCATTTACTGCTGAAATGACAGCCGATTTAAGGGCTGCAGAGTCACTTGCATCAGCATAGGTAATAGCAACGTTGCCGAAAGCTACTCCACCTGTTTTGTTAAATTCAAACGTTGTCTCAGGATTTGCAGTTGAGTCCTTTAGTTTAAGCAACGTACCGTCTGCAATATTCGCTCCTGTTAAAGAAATATTTCCATCTCCGCTTGTTGCATCAGCTGCTATTTGAGCATAAGTAAGAGCACTTGAAGTAGGCGTAGTTACGATAACAAACGTACCATTAAAAGTACCATCTGTCATATTTGCTACTTGGATGGTTTGGCCTACTACAAATGGATGAGGAGTTACTGTATTCAAAGTAACTACGTTAGCAAATCTAATAGCTCCACTAGTTGGAACATCTCTGACTGCAAAGGAGATTGCTCCTACAGCTTGAAATCCTAGTCCACTTGGTCTATTGCCTAATCCTATTACAAAACTTACTTCATTGTCATCACTGTAATACCGTTTTACGGCAGAAGCAGCTTTGCCTGTTGATGTAGGTCCTAATGGAAGTCCTACCGCAGGCGCGGGAGTAACTGTAGCATCGTGCAAGATAACAATAGTCTTTGCTAAATTATTTATTGAAACAATCTCATAAACATTTAAATTAGTATCAATAAGCACAAAATTACTACTAGGTCCGCCAATAATTGTACTTAAATCAGCATTACCAGCACAATGTACTTCCCCATATCCAGCCGCTGGTGTATTAGGGGTGAAATCATCTAATGTTAATGGAAGCCCAAAGTCTCCAATATTGTCTTGTGGTTCAGAAACAAAGAATTCATCTCCGATTGTTCCTACAAGGTTAAAACTTGAACTTGCTCTAAAAATGGTATTACTGTTGTTATACTCAATTCCTGCGAAAATAAGGTCATGAAATATAAGGTTTTTGCCGATTAAACTTCTTACAATTTTGTACGCTCCACCGGACACATCAGAAACAATCGTATTGTTAATAGCAAAAGCTGACAATACAAGCGAATGAGCATCATTATCTTCGATTGCCCATACGTTGCCCGAAGCATCTACAAGAAGAAATTCATCTCTTTTTAGGGTTGCGGCACCGTTCACAAGATTTAAAGGAAATCCATTTGATACTACAAAAGTATCTGAGTCAACAACAGAAATGATTCTAGCAGTATTTCCGCCCTGGATAACTCGATCTCCCACTCTTGGGATAAAAGATGACCCAATATGATCGAAAGTAAAACCTGATAGATTACTAAGAGTTATAACTGAAGTACCTCCAACAAACTCATCTACTAGAAATGTTTTATTTAAATCAAATAGAATATTAGTAGTTCCATCTATATTTATTCCTGTTGCGGTGCTTTCAACTACTGAAAAGTTTAGAGTATCATCTGCTAAACTTCCTTCACTTAGGTTACTTACACGCCCTGGAAATTTCTTAAATACCGTGTAACTATTAAAATTTGGAGTATCAATGTTTGAGTTTGCCCCGATTAACCACTCAGATGATTCAGCATTTTGGAATACTTCAACTTCAGAAATAAGGTAATTGGTTCCAAGTGCAACCAAAGGTTCAACTCGCGGCCTATAATGAAGCTTTGTTATTTCAAATCTTTCGATACCTTCAATAGCACTTATAAGGTCATAAAGATCGTTTAAACGTACTTTTTGAGCAAATTTAGTGCCTGTACCGTCTACATCCCCACTATTAAAAGAGAAGAAACCGTCTAATGCAGTTGTCATATTTGATTGTACTAATGATCTAGAAGCACCAGCTGATAGGAAAACTACTATCTTAAGTAGTGCATCCATACCAAATGCGTCAAGAATCTTGAACACAGTTGTTACTGGTTTTCTCTCATCTATAAAGTCTGAGATAGCATTAAACAAAGGTAGATTGTCAGTAATCTTAGTAATTGAGTTACCAGAAGGAACCACAAAGATATCAACATCAACACCAGGATCTGAAATATTATTTGCAGCAGATGCCTTAGATACACTATTAAAGTTAACTAAGATAATGTCTGCATAATCTTTTGTAGTGACTGCTCTCTCTAATGTACGCAAAGATGCAGGAACTAACTCTTTTAATTGAGCAAGAGAAGGCTCGTCTGCCCCACCACTAAAGGCTGTATCATTACTAACAGCACTAACGAAGCTAGATGCATCGAGTAAAGTTACTAGTGTATTAGCAGGAATGTTTCCAGCTGCTCCTCCACCAGTTCTATAATCTACTTCAATAGCATCATTAGGGGTAAGTTGCTTTCCAAAAATACCATCACCAAATCGTATAATTGCTCGACCTTCAGGATCAACCAAGACTCTGAAGTGCTTATCAGTTGGAAAACTTCTGATAAACGTGTTTACTAACTCATAAACATCGGCGTTAACAATAACGCTTGGTGAGATAAGGGATGAAATAGGATTTGTAGTGTCAATAACCAATCCAGTAACACCCAACGTAATCTCTTCATTTTGTACTCCTCTAGCTATAAAAGTTTCTTCTCTCTGGACACCTTGAACAACAGGTAAGAAGATTTCAAAAATAGTAGACCCTGGAATCGGAGAACTACTAGATGTGAAAAACTCTTGCCCATTCTCAGCAGATACTCTAAAACCTACTGGAATAGTTCCTGGTGCGCTCAAACTAAACTTGGCTACTCCAGATGCGGAAGAAGCAGTAGATACAACGAAACCAAATTGTTTCGCTATGTCTAAAACGTTCTTACGAATTGTAGCAGTTACAAGATTACTTTGGGTCGCTTGAATATCAAGATAGAAGAAAATTAAGTCGCCAACGTAAGCTAATAACTCCAACCAAGTACGGCTGAAATCATCTGCGTTGAAGTCTGTCCATTGTCTATTTGCATTCGTAGTTGGACCAAAATTAACAGTCGCAAACGAAATTAGTGCATCGACGATAGAATCGAAATCTTTAGCTACATAATCTATGGAGCGAATATTCGCCATTAGTCGGCTCCTTATCTCGTACTAATCTGAGAAGAAGGCTTAAACGGAAACACAAGATTTGCTTCCACGTTTGCCTCTTTAACTAGAAATCTTATATGGAAATACACTAAACCCTCTGATCTCCGAATTACTGGAGCCACTTCAATTAATGTTACACGAGGTTCAAATCGTCTAATTGAGGTAGCAATATCAGAAGGCCCTTGTCTAGATATAAAATCTAGATTTTCCCAAACTCTAGCACCAAGGTTACTACCAAAAGTAGGGCGCATAACTCGTTCTCCTAAATTAGTTAGAAGAAGAAGTTGAATACTCTCTATTACTTTTTGTATCCCATCTTCAGGTAAAAACTTACCATTGATTGGGAATTTAAGACCTTTGCCTAAGAAGGGTGTCGCCATATTATACTATCGTTAAATTGTGTGAATCGCCGCCAGAATCGCTCCCAGTAGCATTATGAGACTTTACAAAACTGTCAATAGCTGTAGCCATTGCATTTGATAAAGCTGTCATCATTCCTTGCTCACCTGGAGCTTGTTTTGCATATTCTGCATCAAACGCTGCTTTAAGATTTGCAGCAAGTGTACTTACTGGTTGAGACATAGTTTACTCCACTGTATGGTGACTAGATAAATGCGTATTTGCTGATGAAGGGTCCATCGGTACAACTGGAGGAGAAGTTGGCCCAGTTCCGGTTTGATGGAAGTGAGCATTGAATAACGTTCTAAACGTATCCCCTCTAACTAGGGCTTCTGCTGCCGCAGTACCTATTTTTACATTATTTGCATCAATTTCAATAATATCATTAGCAAAGTCGATATCAATAAAAATCGTACCAGCCGAATTTCTAATGCGGATACGATCACTTTCTTTGATGATTTCAATAGTTCTGTTATCGACATCTCTTAAAATTACCTGTTGTTTAACAGAATCAGCATCATCAATAAGGGACAAAAACTGTCCACCAGTTGTGCTTATCTCTGCTCGTTGTAGCTTACTAGAGCGTGAAGCCTCATCATATAATGAGAACTTATGCCCACCAATTGAACCTAATTCAACTCTATTCTGCGTAGCTCCAGCAGTTTCCTCTTCTAGCATCTTTAAAAAATGCCCACCAGAGGTTGTGAAACGTATTCCTTTTTTCTCTTTAGTATGGGTAACGGTGCCATTAGAAGCAACCATTGCTATCCCATCATCCATTTCAAACAGATGCCCTGCATTAACCCCTATAGGTTTACCAGAACCTTCAAGATCCCCAGGAGATGCCCAACCACGATTGGTAGGCACATCTCGTCTAAATTGAAGTCTTGTATCTGGATTTACTCTATCTCCATCGTTAATGGTAGCCCAAGCTATTAAAAAGTCTGGATCACCACCATCTGGAACAATATAAACAATAGAGCCTACATCAGGAGGACCAAAGAATCCATCATCTGGATAAACATAATGTATAAAAGCAGTATCTCCAAAAACAGGACTTTTAACTCTGATTCGTCCTTTTTTAGAAGGGTCTTTATTATCTATGACTATAGCTTTAGATGGGCCAAGATAAACTGCCTCGCCCATCCAATTTTTAACCCGTACACTCATAGTTATTTCCCCTGTTTTACTTTTTCAAGATTAGATAAACTTAATTCTTTATCTCCTCTAAATCCTAATCTAACTTGTTCAGCCAAATCATTTCTAACAGGAGGAGCTACTACTGATGTTCCACCAGTTGAAACGCTATTAGACTCTCCAACACAATTACAGGTATATCCATCATCAGCACTGATTTTATGGGTAACCCCTAATAGGTAATAAAGCCCACTGTACCTTTGTCCGATGTTTTGCATCTCTATAACGCCTGGTTGAAGTTGTGGAATACCGATAGTATTAAACTCAAGCCGAAGGCTTTTGTCCATTCTACCAGCAATTCTATCAGCTTCTGCCACATGGTTCTCAGGGGAACACGAAGCATTATATGTTGAGATACCAACAGCATTTGCTGCTTTTTGCTGTTTTGGATCTACTACTTTTGCAGCTTGTCCTTTACCAGGCTCTTTAACTTTTAAATTAGCAGCCGGTTTACCCATGTTAGTTCTAAATTGAACAGAGGTTGTAGCAACATGCCCTACTAATTGTTTCTCTTCAGAACAAACACCATTAGATGCTGCTCCTTCTCCTCCACCAGGGTATAGTTGGAGATTGTAATTTAAAACTGTATTATATGAAAGTGAGTTTTGGTCTCCACTATTGATACCTTGTGCTCCACCTTTCCATATAAATCGGAACTTGTTACTTCCTTCAATCTTTCGTCTTGAGATAAGATTTAGGACTACTTTAAGTTGCCCACCAACTGAATGAGAGGTAACAAAGTAATGAGCATGAATCTTTTCAGCAAGACCTTTTAAAAAACCATGTAAATTTGTATGAGTAGCCCATGTTCTAGAACTTGTTTCATCTTGTATATCAAGTTTTAATTCTTCTGCAGTAAGATCAATATTTGTCTCTGCATTAAGAATTATGCCCCCTAAAGCGATTGCTCTTACAATATCATCAAGTCTAGCAGGAGCAGTATCTGGTCTACTACTTTTATCAAGAAGCCCATATCCCCCAAGAAGTTGCTTTACTATTCCACGGGTGAATGCCTTTCCTTCAACAGGATAAAGTTTAGACATTTCTCCACTACCGAAATCAACAGCATTTATCTCTGTTACAGGAATATCTCCTTCTGATGCCCTATGAGTTATTTGAAGAATTTCTCCTCTAACTGTTCGGGGGTGGAGTTTACTATTACTGCTTGTTGTCCGATAGCCCCATGTAACTTGAACTGTATTTCTCTCTTGAAGCATGAAAGTTGGGGCATCTTCAGCTTGTTTTTTCTTTAAATCGGTTACCCTTTTCTCTAGTGACTTCTTTAATTCACCACTTTTCTTAGGGTCAGAGGTATCTTTTCCTTGTTCAGATGCTGCTTGCTCTACTGCCTTTTGCTCTTGCTTTCCTGTAGCAACAGTTTCAGGACTTAAAAATTTGATTAAACCTGGGCCGCTTTTATCTAGAACTAAGTCTAAAACTGATCCAGCTCTGTTCAAATCTTCATAAAACACAAGTTTAATTTGGCTTGCTGATCCATTACCGCCATCTCGCATCTCATTAAACTCAAAACTGTCTATGAGCGCGTGAACCTCTGGACTTAGAGGTATTAAGTCTTTATCTTGAGCACCTGGAGGGCCTATACGGACTTCAAAGTATGGATCTCTCATTAGAGCTAGATCTATAAAAGCCATATTATCCCTCTGCGTTTAATTTTTCGATAGCTTCCAAAACATTGTTTAAAGGAGGAATTCTTATTTGCTGTCCTACTCTTAAATCAAACAATGGCTGTCGAATATTGTTGATATCCATAATAACCCAAAATAATTCAACTCTTTTATATGTATCTGATGCTATTAGGTCGGGCCTTTTAAGATGTCTGCCTTCAACAGTAAGGAAAATATCTTGACCAGATTCAGGAACTTCTAGTCGATTCCTAAGTAACAAGAAAGACTTGTTATCTTCGGTATTCGTGAATGTTCCATTTGTATATCTTGATCCTGGTCTAAAATTTGCCATTAGTAGTTAAACATCACATCTATGTCTGAGGTTAACGATTTATTGGTTATTTCAGTCATGGTAAAAGTTACAGCTGCCTCAATTGGTGTAAGATCAGGCAACCATCTATTAATTTCAATTTCTACTTTATCTACAACAAAAACAGCATCACGTACTTTTTCACCTTTGCCAAATGTTTGCCCTATATCTAGTCTTACTAAATAAGGAGCAGTGACAGCGCCATTTGCATCAAAAGCTCTAGGATATGTTAAACTCCTATAAAAAGCTAATTTCTCTGTTATGCTTAGAAGAAGAGACGTTCCTGTATTTCTATCTTGAGCCTCTAATGATCCAAGAGCAGATAATTCAGGTATATTAAATACCTGAGCAGCAATTCCAGCAACCTTTTTTACAAAACTTAGTTTGCCTGTAGTTGCTTGTACTGCTCCTGTAAAAGGAGTATTATCAGGAATATGTCCTTCAGCTCTGTCATTAGTTACTAAAGCCTTAAAAGTTATTGTTCTAGCCCCACCTGCAATCCACTGTTGATGAGGGTCACTAAGCCCAGGAATGGCTTTTTTTACCCATCCACTTGCTTTAGACTCCTGAATCATATCAGGATTTAAATAAAACTTACCTTTAGATCCAGTAGCAACGTCTTCTAGAACTCCATTTTCTACAGTACGAACTAGTTTAATTTCTGCATGAACATACTTACCAGGCGCGTGAGGACCAAATATAAAGGCCATATTTACTCCGTATCCTGAGCATTCATTTTATTAGATGCACTTCTTTTCTGTGCAAGAATCTTAGCAATTTTCTCTAACAACTTATTAGTTTCTGCTCCAGTCAAATTCCCGCCTCTTGTAATCTCTCTAACAAAATTTTCGTCTATTTCCCCGCCTGAAGCTTTTAGAGCACTTACTTGAGTATACATCTCTTTTTGTCTATTACGTGCTTCTTCATCAACTGGGGTTAAAGCTGACAATTCATTACGTAATTGTCCACCCCCCATCATTGCATCAGGGGTAAATGTTTTTCCTTTGGCTTCTGCAGCTTCTTTTGGGTGAAGGGCTTCAAACCAAGAATTAGCTAAGTAATCTGAAAAGTTTCCTTTTCCAAAGATATTAAATGCATAATCAGCAAGTGTGCCAATAGCAGCCCCGATAATCGCTGGAATAATTACTCCATTAAGAGCAACCATTAACCAACCACCTACCATAGTTAGTAAAGGTGTAACAAATGCTACTACATTGACTCCCCAACCAAATAGTTTATATCCTAGTGTTGTATTGCCTAAAGTAGTTAAAATCTTGCTTATAATACCACCAGAAGCTAATATACCGCCAACTTTGCCTACTCCACCAAGGATGCTTGCATCTTTAGTATAGATAGGATCACCTTGCGTACCACTAGGACCTTTGCCCCCTTTGCCGCCTCCAAATAGACGACCAACTATAGGAACTCCACCAAGTATATTCTTTAGAGCACCAATACCTGATTTTATGCCCCACATGACAGCTAGAGCACCAGCAACCTTACCTAGTGTTTTTACCAAGTTTTCAGTTCGCTGTGTAAATTGTTTAGTTTTCTCGTCCCATAAACCAAATTTTGATAGAACCGCTGTGATTCGATCAACAGTTTCTGCTACGCCTTGTGTAAAACCATCAAGAGCTACTCTCGCTAGAACAAATGCTTTTGCAATGAACATAATTCTGTTCTGAGTTGCTTCTGGCATCTGTGAGAGTCTATCAGTGACATCTTTAGAAAAGGTGGAAACACCATCTGAATATGAAGAGAATGCTTGATAATAAAACTTTAATTCAGTTCCTACGTCTGCAATGAATTCAAGCCATGATCTACCTTCACCTTTGGCAGTTTTTAAGCCAATAGTGAATAAGGTTATTAGACCAGTTAATGCACCAAATGTAACCCCTAGAGTAGAAGATACTAGAGCTAAGAGAGATAATCCTCCCACTAGCGCAGTTGATCCAGCCAAGACTCCACCACCAACTTGTAGGAAGTCAACTAGTCCAAGTCGTAATCTACCAAATTTACTTTCACTATCATCCAACGCTGAATTTAATCTGTCAAAAGCCTTAAAACTAAGCATCGAAACACTCTTTAAAAGTGGATTAATAGCACGAGAAATGAAAGCTCCACTGACTTTTCGTAGGTCTTCAAATCCTGCTTTAGTCATCATAAAGAGGGTAAGTGTGTCTTCTGTTCCACCAATAAACTGTTCTAGAGCTTTAGTTAGATGCTCCATACCAATCTTTCGGAAGTTTTCAGCTGACATTTTTGCAGCGTTAAAGCCGTGAGTTAAGCGCCGAATAATCAAGTTCATATTTTTAAACTGGTTATTAGCGTTAAGAGCAACGAAGAAATTCTGAAGGCCAGTAACAGAAAGGTCGTTGAAAGCCTTAGACATCTTCTTTGCAGCATCTGCCGTCGATGTGCCCATTAACTTAGCAGCTCCAACTGACAAACTGAATATCTTTTGAGTTTCGTATTTTTTCATCCCTCTGGCGTGATTTTGCAGAGCGATCTGCATAAGGGATGTAGCGTCTATAGTATTCCTAGCCGCTTCGCGGAAAGTCTTTAGGTAGGAACTACCGAAAGTATTATTGAATTGAGTTCTAAGATAATCGAACTCGGCACCCACTCCAGCTAAATTAAAGGCTCGTCGAAACCCTTGTGAGAAGGTTGCGTAAACTGCACTTGCTGTAAACAGGCGTCTGTTGAACTTTACTAGTTCGTCCCTGAAGTCACGAATATCTTTTCGTGCTTCACGTATGGGCGCGGAAGCCTTATTACGAACACTAATTAGAATATTAATGTTATTTGGACTTGGCACGTCTCTCGACCTCTTTCATAGCTTGTCTGTGGTCTTCTACGAGTTGTTTACGGTAAGTCCAACCTAAGTAATCAATCTGATCTGGACCCCATCTGAAAGCTTGTCCCAGATAGGCGTAATCGTTCAAAAGATCAGTTTTGTGGCTGATGTACTCTGTTGGAATTATGTTAAAGGGGTCCGCGACTGGACGAAAAAACTTGGGTCCATCACGGGCAGTGGAGTATCAAACTCCTTTTCGCAATCATCACACTCATGCGTTAGCAAGGTGTCAACTGATCCCCTCAACTCTGAGAAGGCGTCTTCAATAGCTGCTAGGTCGGCTACAGGAAGATCTAAAAGATCTTCCTCTTTAACCTGTTCTTTGTCGCCTAATCGTTTCAAGGACAAATATAAAGTACCTGTATAAAGCTTCTTAGGATTATCCTTTAATGCTTTATATAGGTTAAATAAGTCCTTTAGGTACAGAAGTTTGATTTCTGCATCCATTGCGGTTCTTGGCAGTTTTATAACTTTTGTTCGTACTGTTTTGTCCGGTAATTTAGTCATCTCAATTGCATCGAGCTTAACTTGCTTCATTTGCTGTTTAGTGCAATGTGGGCACCGTACTGGTATAGCATAGGCAGCCCCATAAGTTACTTCTCGAATTTTGAGCAATAAGCATTCTACATCTTCTGATGGCAACAGATAAATCGCCTCACTGGAGGGTAAACCTAATGGTTTTCCTTCCCTGGTTTGATAATCTATTGTTAACTCCTCTAAGAGTTTTGGAACGTGACCAAGACTGTCAGCTACTAACTCCATATCAATGAGATAGTTCTGTTGTCGGCCAGTTAGTTCTTTAACTAAAACACGGTCATATATTTCGCCGTCTTTTAGAATACCACAAGGTAATTCAACAAGCATGATTCCTCCATAACTTGTAAGTTTGTGTTAAAAGATACCTCTAGTAAATCTTCTAACGTAATCACCAACATCTTCGAGACTATTTACTCTTTCTTCTTTGAAACCTTCGTACTCAAAGGAAAGTGTCTCAACGCTAATTTCAGCCTCATCTAAAGCACTGAAATCGGAAGCTGGTTTATAATGAGATGGAACACAGTTAAACAGTACATATCGTTTTACTACAGTAGAATCTCTATCCAAGTGCTCAATTACAATATCATTCCTATAATTTGGAGCATCTGCTGCCCCTGGCTCTTGGTGAGTTACCTTAAATAGGTCATTCATCCACTTAGCAAAATCATCAGATCCCTGCCTAGCAATAACTCCTCTTGCAAGGGTTATAGGCGAAAAACCAGCACTATCATGTATCTTTCGTGGCATCATATGCCTTCCACCTTCTTGATAAGTCTTAAAATTAACTGTAACATCAGGCGTAGTACAACTGGTGAATCCAGCTCTAGCCCAAAGTGCTCCAGCAGGTGAAAATACATATACCTTCCATCGGAACCTATCCAATGGATCAAAACCACTACTTCTTGACATTATAATGCTCCTAATAAACTATTGAAGGTGCCGCTGACTAGAGCTTCAAGAGTCAATTCTTCAAAAGACTCATAACGTAGCTCTATTTCTTCAATTAATTTGGCACCATCTTCAGTGGCTGACATATCGTCGCCAGGTTTGTAGGAAGTGACCCAACAATCTCGGAGTAACCACCCCTTAGTAGGTTTTCCTGCTCTATCATAGGCGACTATTAAAATATCCCTCCGAAAGTTTAAACTCTCTGATGGAGGGGATTCATTAGGATCTCCACGCATTCGTTGAATGGCCGTGGCTATTAGTTGGTTTGGATCGTGTACGTTATTAGCCCATCTCAAAAAATCTGAGCTTCCCGTAACTCCTCTTTTTAGGGAAACTGAATCATATCTAGTTAGCCCTGGTATTAAACTGGGGTGAGCCGCATCTACATTTTCACGATACTCAATGATTCCAGTAGTTTGTCTCGGTAAGGTAACCTCTGAGAATCCGCCCCTCAAAAATCCCGTAAAATTAGTAACAAGGGACACTGGGTCCAATGATATATTTAGGATGAAGACGTTAAATCGAAACTTCTCGATTGCATCAACTGATGAGGTTCTAGCCATTTACCCACCTTAAAATTACTTCTTTTTTGCTTTTTTCTTCGCAGGAAGTTTCTTTCCTTTTGAAGCTTTATCAAACTCTTTTACTTGTTTCTTAGTAATTCCAGCTTTTTTAGCACTGGCTGTATGAAAAAACTTTCTTTGTGCATCCGACTTATATGGCATATTTTCCTCCGAAAGTTAAGGGAGGGAGCGATTAAGCCCCCTCCCTAACCTATTTATTTACTCTTGATTCTCACCAGCTAATGGTGCAGAGATCTCAACGCCTGAGATTTCCTCGAAGGTTTCGTAAGCCAAAGTGATTTGTTCAATTGACTTTTCTCCATCTTCGTTTGCGTTAAGGTCTGAACCAGGCTGAAACGCGATTGGAAATGCGTTTCTGAGAACCCATTGTTTTGCAGGGACTCCGTTTCGACGAAACAGCGTAACTGTTACTTCTTTACGATAGTCATCTGTGTTCCCAAGTGGGACTTGGTTTTGGCCTTGTCCAGCTTGTGGTAAGCCATTGGGAAGCTTTTCAGGATCAAATACCAATCTTAACCACTCATAAAGATCCTGACTTGTGGTCGAACCACGAGAAAGAACAACGTCTTCTGTTCGCGTTAGCCCTGGAAAGAGCTGAACGTTATCAGGGGCATTACCCTCTCTGTATTCGCCTTTAGTAATAGTATACTTAGGAATTGATACTTCGCTAAAGCCCGCTCTACCCAGTCCCGTGAAGGCGACAGTGAATCGGAATTTTTCAATAGCGTCTATTTTACCTGTTCTTGCCATTGGTTATCTCCTTATCCTTGTGCCTGCGGAATTGGAAACTCAAGAGCGATCTCTATGAATCTCAATCCAACGTTTGTACGTACTTGAACACGGAACTTCATTAATCCCTTGGCTAGAGCTTCTGCTGTGGTATCCACTGCAATTACTCTAAACTGTTCCTTCTCTGGAAGACCAGCGGGGAAGAGATATGAGTTATTCCGCAAAAATGACTCAATAGCATTTTTAACCTGCAATTGGGTCGCGGGTGAGAAGTTCTCCCAAATGAAGCTTCGTAAGCCTCTTTCAAGAGATCCCTTAATAAAGAGATTAGCTCTGATTACTTGAATCAACTGTTCCTCTGCAGTAAATGCAGGAGAGGTTCCACTGTCTGCAGTGTAACCACCGAAGATAAATCTTCCGGCACCAGGGAATTCTGTAATTCGGTTAATCCTATTTAGTCTTAATGGACCAGCATCTTCTTTTTCTGATACTTTCAAATCAAGTCCTACTGTGTCTGCTAGACCAGCAAATGAGATACCTGCTGGGGCATGACTTACTCCACCAATCGCCGTGTTAGCATCAATTCGAGCCATCACTCCTGCGGCATAGCCACAAGGATCAACAACCACGATAGAACTATCGGAAGGTCTAAGGACTTTCACGAAGTTAAAATACCATGCGGCACGTTTACTAGGATTATTAACTATAATCTCCTTATACGTAATGGCGCTTGGTGCAACGATAGCCGCTGAACCCGACCCGCTAATAGAAGTTGATTCGACTGTTACTTTGTCGTCTTGGTCATCAACATCAAGAATTAGGTACTTAGAACCATTGAAATCTAACAAGTCACCAACTGCAACTGCAGAAAGATTTGGACTTCCTGAAAAGAGTACAGTGCTGGAGCTAGTTCCAACAGTAATGGTACTTATAGTAACATTGACTTTGACTCTATCTACAACCGCGTTAGTAATATTACGAGGGACAGCGATAAGTGCAAAGCAATCATCCCTACCTGTTTCGCAATAATCAATTAGGGCATTTTGAAGTGCTCTACCTGTTACTTCGGGCATACAGATTAAGTTTACATCGTCAACTCGGTCAAGAGCATGAAGCCCTTTACCATTAGCTTGTGTCCCAATAAAGTCCGAATCTTGGACCATAGCATCTGCAATGAAGTAATCATCAGCAGCACCACTTGATGTAGCCGGAATATCTAATTCATTCGCTGGCTCAAAAAAGGTTGGGATGTTCGCAGTTCCTGGGTTAAATGCTGAATCAAGTAAATTGATTCGCACTTGCCCATCACGAATTGTAGAACCAGCAGCCGTATTTACTACTTGTCCTTTTGCAATCGTGATATTGTCGCCTGCATCGTTAACGGCATCAATTACGAAGTCGTTATTGCTTGCATCACGCCATACGTCACCAGGGGAAACAGTTGAAAGATTTTCTAAACCAGCAAACTGAACAAGTCCAGTCGCGGAGGTATAAACTAAGGTATTAACCGAAGTTCCGAAGAGAACATTCAATGTACCACTTGCAACGATTATTTGAGAAAGAATTTCTTTCTCTTCTCCATTTAGGGTCATAAAATGCTGGTTTAAACTGCCAGCCGGATATGGTCCAACTGATGTTGGAAGTAATCCGAATCCTGCACCAGAACTCGCAAACGGAACGCTGTTCTGTGGGGATACTGAAGCATTATTACTTGAGCTTCTCTTTGTGTCTTGAATTATGTTTACTACACCAGTTTTAACACTAGCCGCACCCAAAGCAGCTCCAGCTCTATCAACTTCTACTTTGTCATCATCAATTACTGATGTAATGTAGAAAAGAGCAGAAGCAAAATCCAAGAGTAAATCTCCTACTCTGGCTCCCATATTTAGGAAACCACCAGCAGAAGCAGTTACTTCTCGGTTTGAAACTGCGGTTACAATCACTGCCCCTTTAAGGGCACCTTCTTGAATAAGTGCTTTTGAGTTGTGCTCATCAGCATCAAACAAGCGTAGGACTTTACCAGCAACAGAAGCTGTATTTAAGCCTCCTGCTGAGTAAATTGGACTGCCAGCATTCAAATTTGCTGGAATCGTTAGTGTATCTGCAGCATCATCTACCGCAGAGATTAGGAATAATCTTCCATTATCGTCTTTGAAAAAGTCACCGACTTCAACTAGTGACAAGTTTGGTAATCCTGAGAAGGACAGTAAGCCAGTCGCTGGGGTATAGCCTGAGACGGCAAGACCTGTTACGATCTCGTTCTCATCCTCAATAAACCCACCGGCCCCGACTTCTGCCACGCCTCTTTCATCAACTTGTGAACCAGACGCAGTTGGAGCTATATTTACGATAATGGCTTTATTACCCGATCCAGCATTGGCGTAAAAGCCTTGAAGCGCAAAGTAAGCCAACCCCAATTCATCCTCATCCCCGAACTGCTCTACAAAAGAGTCGAGGTTAAGAACTTCAACAGGGAAATCCACTGGTGCGTCTGCCAACGAACTGCGTAGAATAAACGCTGTATTCGCTGTAGAAACCCCAGGAATCGGTATAACTCCTGTTGGTTGGGAGATAACTTCAATGCGTTCTGGGCCAATATTTGTATTAAGCAAATCAGCCGCCATTATTTGTTCTCCATTTCATTATTTTCATTGTTAATATCAACCTTGTCTTCTAATTTCTTAAAAGACTTAGGCTTTTTACTTATTACTTTTGGTTTTGAAAACCTCGGTAATTCACGAGGTTTACCCTCATGTTTATTGTCTCTAACTACTATTAATTTTTTCAACCCAGAGTAATATCTAACATCCCGCGAAGCAGGAAGAGTCATTGTTTCCCCAGGACTTAAATGAATAGTGTGTGTCATGCTATCTAAATGCAATGTATCGTTAGAGACGTTTTTGTATTTCTGCATGACTCCTCCATGTTATGGCACTAGGCCAGTATCGTCAAGTATATTCCCCTCAAAATCTTCTAATACTATACCGACGAAATTTACATCCCCTTGATCTTCAGAAATCTGTTCTGTAGTATAAGGAGGAATTCTAGAATCAACCCAACCTTCAATACGGTAGGTGAATCTATGAATCCAAAATTGGCTTTCTTCTCTATCTTCTGTTACGTGATTCTTAAAATCTCTTTCAAGAATTGCAATACAAAAGTTACTAACTAGTCTAGCACAGTGATCTGCTGTATACTGTTTAGATACAGGTGTTACAACAGTAACTGCGTTGCTAGTTAAATTTACACTCTTTATTACAAGATCTTCACCAAGTTCTAAATCATCGAACAACCTAACTCGATCATTCACATAAAACTTAGTAGCATCTTTTACGTATATAACTTTATCTCCTACGTTTACATCTTTAAGAAGCTCTGATTCAAAAGATGTTTCTGTTCTAATAACTGTGAACAGAGAACCTCGTGGAGGATTAAATACTTGCATCATTCTATTTGCAATAGAGATGTGCTCGTCTCTTTCTCTTGAAGATATCTTAATAAAGTACAAGAACGTATAAGGAATTAACTGACTACTTACTTGATATCTAGTTCCCCTGCCTATGATAGGTTGTGAGGGATCTAATATTAGGTAACATTGTTCTTCACCTAAATCATCATTCTGTAGTACGTTTCCTGCTCTATTAATTTTGGCACCTACACCACTAGCTATAGTGCTGCCAGGAGCTACGGAGAGAGTTGAGTTAAAAGCATTTACCGCTGTAATAACAAACGAGGTAAGTGCAGCATCTACGATTGTATCTCCTGCTCTTACTGCTTGTAAATCTGTAAATTCCCTAAAAGTTACTATACCAGCATCTTTATTATAGTCAAAGTCAGGCAAAGCCACTAACAAATCATTACTAAGGGTAATTGTATGAGGACCATTTCCATTTAGCGTTATTGACGCAATTCGGTATGTTCCTTGATTACTACCTGTAATAAGTCTAAGTATGTGAGTATTAGTAACTGAGAGAATTTCACGGTGAGTTATCTCAACTGTGCTATCTCCACCACCATTGGTAGTGATTGCATCTGGACCTCCTAGTACAACTTCATACGCTGCTGGTGAAGGTAAAACCTCTACCAATTCGTTTCCATAAGGAGGGAGCAATCTATTTGTCTCAAGATCTTCATATAACTTTAAAAGTCTAACTGAGAATCTTGGACTTGTGGATATTGTAGCATCTGCGGTATCATCAAAAAATTTAGGCTCAATGGGCTTCTTTACAAGTTCCCCAGTGAAAGGATCAAACATTTCTCTAAATGCGACATCTTGGGGAGTTCTATCTCTTGTCTCGAAAAATATAATTCTGCGAACTTCTCTAGCAAGAGCTTCCTCAATGTCATTTAGTATCCTTGCGAACTGTCGAGCCATTACGCTACTTTCTTGACATATTCAGACCACAATTGGTGGATTGTCTTTTTCAGAATACTTAAGACTAGGGGTTCTATGTTTCTCATAACGTCTTCGTATTCTGTCACCCAAAACGCATATTTAGAATCTTCTATCCATTCTGCTAATTGGGTATTTTCTACGACCTTAGATACATCAGCTTGGTTACTACCAGGCGGATTATTGCTATGTGGAGTTGCTGTAGGTCGCATTCCTGGTTTATGACCAACTTCAATGGTAAAACCATCCATCAGCTTCTCTAGCTTTAGTATGTCTATTGATTCAACAAGAAAGCCGGTTGCTACCAGTTCTCTCGAAGATAAAGTCCCGACTAGTGGCAGATTAGAGCGTGAAGCCTTCCATTCTGCATATTTGGTGGAGTTACTGGGGACACCGTAACCACCACCTGCACTTGGTTGACCATCTAGACCCATTTTAGAGGGTTGATGGGGTTGAGCTGCTTGAGCTAAACGAGCTTTAATTCTCGGTACTAAGTAACGCTTTGCGTATTCTTTAAAACCGATAAATAAATTTTCTAATAGTCTTGGCTCTAAGTGTGCAAGAAATTGTTCAACTTCTTCTGCACCTTCGACTTCGAGCACCCAGTCCATATTAACCTCTACCTAGAGGAATACCCTGAGCTACCCCTTCTCGTTTCAATTGAGCCAAGATATAGATTGCTCTCTTCTCCCATTGTTCCAGAAACTTGTCTGAAACAGCAGATGAGTTCTGCCCACGAGCAGCCATCAATAACGTATATATTGATCTAACTGATACATACTCTTGACGATCTGAAGAATTACCCCTCAGTTGGTGGTAATTCAACTCTTCACGTAATTTGTCAGAAGCACGTTCAATATGGTATTGAAGCACCTTATTCCTACCATTTAGGTCTGTCTTTGGAATTGATTCTGGTAGGTAAGCATCAATTTCAAATAAAGTCTGTCTTAAATCTTCGACACTTGCATAAGAAGGAAACCTTCCGAAGATAGGTCCGTCACTTGCTACAAGTGTAAACATTTCACTAGCAAACTCGATGAAGCTATCTGGCGCAGAGCCAACTAACCCTATGAAATTTGCTTTATAAGAGACTACGTAATCATCGGCTGGGTATACTGTGAAGTTACCAAACGGATTGCTAATGTTTGTTGGTACTGCCCAAGTAGCCCTGTATCTTGCAGGACCTACCCTTGCCATTACGATTGATTCAACCACTCTAAATTGACCATCAGGAGCCAAGTAAGAGGGGATAAAAATTTCAGCATTAACGACATTATCCTTTGGATCTTGTCGTCTACCACCAACTATTACTTCTACTTCAAAAGTAATACTCCCACCAATGATTCCTGTAAGACTATCTTTAGGGGCTTTTCTGATTTCATCAATTGCAAGAGTGATAACTTGCCCTGGTCTAAAAGGCTTAGTTAATGGCTCTAGACTTATATTTCCGCCTGAATCTATAGTTTTAACTTGATAAAAGTCAAACTGAGTTCCAGTAGGATCATTAAATTGATGAACCAACGTAGCTGGGAATGGTAGTGTAGGGCTGACTAATCCTACAAATTCAAAACTAGAAAACTCTGCTAAGTCATTTACAATGACAAATGCAGCAGGAAAAGACACAATAGTAGAAAGATCTGTGTCGGCTGTAAACGTTATTGTAGTTGCAGTGTTAGTAAGAACTCTATATAAAGTTCCCCCAATGTGCATTTGGTCGCCAGCTAATGCTCCTATTGCAGGCACAGGACCTGAGAAAGCAACAATGACTACCTTAGTAACGTTATTTACATCACCTACCAGCGCAATAGAACCTGCGGCTGGACGCACACTTCGTTCAACTCGAAAGCTGACTATATTGTGCGGGGGATTCCCAGGAGATGAAAAACTTATAGTTACAGCCATTTAAATAACCTCTTTAGCTTAGACTTTTCTCGCTGTGCCAAAAACTCTCGAAGTCTTATATTAGTTTCAAGAAGAAGTTCAAGGTTCTCTTGGATTGCTCCAAATTGTTCCCTTAGAAGTCTAACTTCACTCTGAAGACTGTCCATCTTTTCTTCAATGTACCGTCTATCAGGAGTTTCATCTAGCTTCTTAATATCTTCCACTTCTTTCTTAATTCGTTCTTCTGCAGTTTTGTTTTCTAATACAATTTTGCGTACTTCCGGCATTTCAGATTCTTTTTGCTGAATTGGTTTTAACTGCCCAGGCTTAGTGTCTAAGTAGGACTTAAATTTCTTTATAAGATCTTTTGTAGCCACGGTTGCAATACTCCCATCATTTGAAGAAGGAGAAGCGACGTAACAATAAAATCTGCTATTCCAACCACTATTGCAATTTTAAGCATCAAGGCTCTCTTATTTTTCTTCACTCTGATTTTGCCTTTGATCTCAATATGTTTTTGCTTTCCCTCTTCCGTAAGATCTGACTTAGTGTCAATTATCCTCATTACTCCCTCACTTATACTGATTCGTCTTTTCCCTCATCCTTTTCTATAGACTTTTCACTGTGGTTCCACTCAAATAAATCTAAGAATCCAGACAAAAATCTAGCAAGTCTACTTTTGTCTTTATTCTTTCCAATTCTTGAACTCATGGTTTCATCTGGATCACCACCAGTTAGTGCATTGAAAAACTGATCTATAGAAAGCAAAATGTTCCAGAAATATCGTTTAACTCTCATTATAGTTGTCCTTCAGATTGTAATTTTTCTTTTGCTTTTCTTACTACTTCATCAGCTAATATATTCTTATCTA